AGGTGTAACTTTGATATCAATTCTCAAAGGGATGCGCGGATTGAAGGTCCGTGAAATAGAGCGCACACGAAAATCAGGCTCTAAGTCACAGCGTTTCATTGACATACAGCCTCATATAGCCAGTCGTGGCGTGTCATTACCAGCTTATGGAGTGCATACCAAAATGTGCGTAAACCATATGAAAAAAATCACCAATAACGATTCACATGCGCATGATGATATAGCTGATACCTGCGCGGATGCTGTACGCATTGCTTTAATGGATAAAGCTTTGTATGCCCATACTCATAAAAGTTCATTATACAAAACAACAACAAAGGAAGCGACTAGTCGTATGCAGCGGCTTAATACGCTTAAGAAAAAAGCCTACGAAAAAAGGATTTGACATGGCTCAATTTGCTAAAAAATATACAACACAGTTAGATAAGATAAAAGAATCTGTGGAACAGGCTTATACATATTTCAGGCCAAACTATGAGCGGTATCATCAGTTTAAACGTTTTGTATGCAAAACCACTTTAACGGAAGATGATATAGCAGTTTTGGCAACACTGGGTAAGCCTCAAATTGAGTTCAACATGATGGAAGCGTATATATCACGGTTACGTGGTGAGTTTTCACGTATGGAACCTGGATTTGTTATACGAGCATTAGATGGGTTTGACGATATTAATCCTGAGTTGATGGATGTCTTAGAGGCCCACTTTAGGTCCATTTTAGTTGATTCTGACAACGATGGCTTTAGCTATGATGTGTATACAGACCTTTTGATTGGTGGGTTTTCTGTAGTTGAGACATTCACAGATTACGTTTCTGAAATGTCCATGGACCAGAAGATTTGCACTGAAAGGGTATTTGACCCAACACTATGCGGTTTTGACCCACTTGCAAGAAAGTCACATAAAGGAGATGGTAATTTCTGTTTCCAATTGTTTCCCAAAGAAGTTGAAGAAGTCGAGCGCGAGTATGGCTCTAATGCGATTAAAGGCTTGAAGTATGCAAGGAGTTTTTCAGGCTTTAATTGGTCATACAGGTCTGCTAAAAAAGACATCGTTCTAATGTGTCAATATGACAAAAAAGAATTCAAAAAAGAGAAGATTACTAAGTTATCAAACGGCCGAGTGATATCAGTTAAAAACTATGAAGAATTATTGGGAATGTGGGAAGAAGCTGGATATATTGAACAGCCACCAGCGCCCATTGGCAAGACTCGAGAAACAACAATAGAAGAAATAGTTCGTTACACTTTTTCAGGCGCAGAACTGGTAAACGTTGAAAAGACTAATTTTAAAATGCTGCCTTTAATATTTTTTGATGGCAACAGCACTGTATTGCGCGAAAACAATTCCTCTACAGCCGAGCAGATGACACGGCCATATATTTACAATGTTCGTGATGCTCAACGGCTGAAAAACTACGCTGGCCAATCTCTAGCAAATGAATTAGAAAACACAGTTGAGCACAAGTTTATTGCATCAGTTGAGTCTATTCCAGAAGCTTATTTGGATGCATATATAGATGTTCAAAAGCCATCCACATTGCTTTATAACGCATTTTATGAAGGCAATCCAGAAGTTCCATTGGGGCCACCAAGAGAAATTGTAAGAACACCAATACCACCACAAATTAGCGAAACTTTTCAAATGTCTGATAATTTAATTCAGGGCATTTTAGGAAGCTATGATGCGGCCCTTGGCATTCAAAATAATGAGCTTTCCGGTGTTGCGATAATGCAAGGTGCTATGCATTCTAACGCTGCCGCTATGCCATACACTGTAGGCTTTATGAAAGGGCTAAACAGGGTGTGCCAGCAATTGCTTGATTTGATACCTAAGTATTATGTAACGCCAAGGTCATTACCAATTGTTGAGCCTGACGGCACTAGGTCGTATAAGACGGTCAATAAGCAGGGCAACCCGTACATGAATTACGACCCCATGAGCCTTGAAGTTAAAGTTGAGGCTGGTGTTAACTTTGCAGTTCAAAAACAGATTAGCTTAGAAACAATCATACAGTTAATGCAAACATCAGAATCATTCGCCAATTTCATAAACACCAAAGGCTTAGGAATATTGTTAGACAACATCGACATTAGAGGCATCGAGGGACTTCGTAAATCTGCTGCTGAATACATGGATGAAACAGCTAAGAAACAAGCGCAAATGGAACAGATGGCACAACAACAAGCCGCACAACAATTAGACCCCAAACAAGTAATGATGATGCAAACTCAAGCAGAAATGGCCAAAGTAGATCAGAAAAAAGAAGCAGTGGCAACACAGGCTCAAGTCGATTTAACAAAAATATCTGCGGATGACGCGGTTAAAAACAAACAAGCTGATATTGATTACTTAAAAGTTATGGCTGAAATTGAAGGTGCTGGTGTAGAGCAAGCAATCAAGCAAGAAAAACTAGACGCTGAAAACGCCAGGACAGCGGTTGAAATGGCAGTAAACGTTAGTAAACACCACCATGAAACTAGAAAGGGAAATGACGATGAAATTAGTTAAAGGCAAAAAAGCAGCTACTCCAAAAGGCATGAAGAAAAATGTTAAGACAATGGAAAAAGCTGGTTATAGCAAAAAGCGTGCTGAAGGTACGGCTTACGGTGAAGTTGGCATGGAAAAAAAAGCCAGGCGTAACGAATCTAAGGCCATGAAGAAGAAAAAATAATTGTAGAATAATTATAATTGTTTAACATATGTTCCATTTACATAAAAGTTTGCTATACTAATTTCATGAAACCACATGTAGAAATAAAAAGAAGCATTCTACATGTGGTGACTGACTAGGCAGCTACTCTAGGTAAATACGCATCTATGCGGATAAAATAGGCGACACTACCACGGATGGTAGGATTACCACGGTCACACCGGAAACAGTGAGGTTTTAATGAGCGATAAGGATATTGCAGAACCATTGCAAGAAACTAATTTAGAAACGGAATCTGAAGAACTGAAAGGGACTGAAGAAACCGCGCCAGAAAAAATGCTTCCCGCTTCTTATGTGACAGAGCTTGTAAAAAAAGCAAAACGCAAAGGAGAGCAGAAAATGCAAGAGCAATTAGATCAGGCAAATCAGCAAATTGAACAGCTTCAAGGGCAACAAGCGCAACAACAAGTTGAGCAGCCTCAATCATCTCCAGAACAGTCGCCCCAACAAGGGCAACCTCAAGGGATTGATCAAGAGCAGTTGCAACAACAAGTTATGCAAATGCTGGCCAAGAAGCAGCAAGATGATGATGCCAAGCGTAAAGCCGATCAGCTTGAACAGGAAGTAAATGAAGTGGCGGAGCAGTATTTTGGCAAGATGGCTAAAGGCAAGGACCTCTTTGAGGACTTTGACACCATGACTGCTGATTTCAATCCTGCTGAATTTCCACAATTGGTTTTTTTAGCTAACCAAGCGGATAATACTGCGGCTGTAATTTATGAGCTGCGAAAAAATCCAGGTAAGTTAGCTGACTTGGCTGTACTGGTAGAAAAGTCACCAGCTATGGCTAAAAGCGAAATTGCCAAACTTTCCGATTCAATTAAACGGAATGATGAAGCAAAAAGCAACTTGCAAGAAGTCCAAGACCCCTTACGCCGTTTGAGACCATCATCAGAGGGAACAGACAGTGGCGCAAAAAGTGTTAGAGATTATAAATCTGCATCATATTTACGCGGATAAGTAATCACTATTTACGGCTATGTCTGTTCTCTGAATAAGGATATTCATCGGAGAATATAACATGGCCGTTCCAAATAATATTTTACAACAAGTACAAACCTACCAACTTAGCAACCTTGCCTATTTACAGAACTTAAATTGCTTTGTTTCTACAGCTAATACAAAATTTAAAAATTTCGAGAAAGAAGTGGCCAATTTGGGTGATACAGTTACATTCGATTTACCACCTAGATTCACAACTGCTGCTAGTTTAGTTGCAACCTTCCAGTCTGCCGATCAACGTGTAGAGAACTTAACCGTTGATAAAGCGATTAACGTATCGTACGCTTTCACTGCACAACAGTTCATTTTCAATGTTGAAGATTACATGGAGAAATTCGGTAAATCTGCAATCTGTGAAATGTCTGCTGAAATTGAAGCAGATTTAGCCAGTGTTTGTGTTGAAGCGCCTTATAGATTCTACGGGGACGGATCAACAGCCATATCAACTTATGGTCAACTTGCTGCTGCATTAGCAATGTTTCGTAACTATGGCGCAGCTAAAGACAACACTAAGTTTTATTTAAGCGACATAGCGCAATCTGCCATTGTTAACACTGGTCTCAATCAGTTCGCTACAGACCGTAATAACAAGTCTGCTAATTCATGGGACGTTGGTGATTTTGATAGAGCATCATTTTATATCTCAAATTTACTTCCTGTTCACACGGCTGGTACAGTTGGTAACGATGGTGCAACTCTAACCGTTGTCTCTGTAGTTCGTGATGCCAACAATGCAATCATTCAGATTGTCTTTTCTGGTGCTGGTACTGATGCTGACGCTGTAAAACAGTATGATAAATTCCAGTTCACTGATGGCGTTTCTGGTCAACCTAATATCAGATACTTAACATTTATTGGCCATAAGCCTTCTAGTAACCCTGTTCAGTTCAGAGCAACTGCTAATGCGGCTTCATCTGCTGGTAACGTAACTGTTGATATTTATCCACCTTTACAAGCAGCTCATGGAAATGCGCAGAATTTGAATACAGACGTTGCGGTTGGCATGGAAGTTACAGCGTTGCCGTCACATAAGGCAGGTATGATTACTGCTGGTAATCCTTTGTTCTTGGGTATGCCAATGCTCCCTGAAGAAGTACCGTTTCCAACTGCAAATGAAAATGACCCTGATACAGGTGTTAGTTTGCGTATGTACTACGGAAGTTTATTTGGCCAGAACCAAAGAGGAATGATTCATGACGCTATATGGGGCAAAAAATGTGTGCCTGAGTATGCTATGTCGGTCGTCTTCCCGCTATAAGTCCTAAAAATAGCCCTGTACTTTAAAATGACTCTATGAATGTGCGGTGGTTCTGTTCTTGGCACCACGCGGAGCATCACAAGAACGAAAGAAAAGAGTAATGTAATTATAGGGCACGAAGCCCAATAACTTTATAAGGATATACAAAAATGGCTATTTCAAGACCCGTAACAAATGCTGGCAGTAAATACATTGACGGTTTGCGCCTAAGTTGGGTGTCTGGAACTGAAATCACTGTAGCTGCTGGTCTTTGCAGAAACTCAACAAATGAAGCGGATATAAGCGTTGGTTTGCCGTTGAACGTAGCTGCTACCCAAACTGGTGTTGAGCCTGTTACCGCTGGCACTGGTGACGTAACTATTGACGCGGCTACTAATGGCGCGGCTGGATTAGATACTGGCGCACTTGCCAATTCAACGTTCTACGCTGTTTATGCAATTGACTCAAGTTATGCAAACGTACCAGGTTCAGCTTTGATTTCTGCTGATTTAAGCGCACCATTGTTACCGCATGGCTATGATATGTTTCAACGTATTGGCTATGTTAAAACTTCTGGTGCTGCTGCAATCTTAGAATTCAGACAGGATGGTATTGGTCGTGAACGATGGATGTGGTATGACGTTCCTATTGCAACCGATGTTACCGCTGGTGCTTCAGCAACTTATGCTGCTGTAGATGCCACAGGTGCACTACCTGATGCTAATCCAACAATGGTAAACTGGGCTTGCGCATTCACACCTACTGCCGCTGATGATGCTTTAGTATTGGTTCCTGGAACATCAACTGCTGTTGCTGGTTATGCCTCTGCTTCTGGTGATGTTGCTGGTGTTGCAGTTCTAGTTAATCTTGTATGTCCAACTGATGCGCCACTTACAGATTCCATTGATTATAAAGTCACTGGTAGTGCTGTTGCGATTTCAGTACAAGCGTATTTAGATCAACTAGTATAAGGAACTGATATGGCCTACACGGTTTTAAAGCTAATAAACGAAGCCTATTATGAATCAGGTATTGTTTCACGCGGCTTTGAAACCGTGTCTGGTCAACAGGCTAATGACGGTTTGTCATTCCTTAACGATTTACTTGCTGAAAAAACAGTTAAGAACGGTCTTATTCCGTATTACACTGAATACCAGTTTAACGCCATAATCGGCCAAGAAGAATATTATATACCAGACCTGATATCAGTTGAGACTTTTGTGTTTTATATCGACACGGTTCGATACGCCACAGAAAACAGAGCAAGACGTGAATATTTTGGTTCCTCAAGAGCTGACAACATTCAATCATTGCCAGGTAGCTGGCACCTTGAACGGGCTTTTGGAGGTGCTAATTTATTTATTTATTTTAAGCCAGACCAAGCATTCCCATTAACCATCTGGGGACAGTTCAGATTAGAAGCAGTAGTTCTTAATCAAGACCTATCGTTAACCCTAGATAGATTTTACATTAACTATCTAAAGTTTGATTTAGCCAATCGTTTATGTGCTGAATATAACTACACAGTACCACAAGGTGTAGCAAGAGCACTAAAGGAAATAGAGGACAGCATAAGCAAAAAAAGCGGCCCTATGGACATGCGATTAACTAAATTATCTAGCTTACAAAAACGAGGCGGCATCAATTACGGTCAAGTAAATATTGGCCACGGCTGGGTGAACTAACATGATAATGACACCAGGTGGTACGGAAATTCCTGTTAAAATTGTTGGCTCAAGTGTTTTTGGCCGTCATCCAATTATTTCAGATGAGCGCACTTGGAACATGTTTATTTCAGACCAGTGGCTACTTAACTTTGCAGGATATGAACAATCTGTTGAAATATTGGATAAAGGCATTGAGGGCCGAGGCTTGTTTCATTCAACCCGCGGTAATTTTTTAATTACTGTGATTGGCTCTGCTGTGTACCGAATTAATAGAAATCTTGGCTGGACTTTTCTATTCACTATAAATTCTTCAACTGGTGAAGTGTTTATGGATGAGAATTTAAGCTCTCAAATTGCTATTGTAGACGGTACAACACAAGCTTATATCTATAATTACACGCCATCCATTAATTCTGTTTCAATTGCAAACTTCACTGGAGCGGCTCAATCGTTTACGCCAAATTACGTCACCTACCAAAACACCTATTTCATTTTTGGGAATGGCAACACAGACTCTAGCGGTTCACAATGGTATGTTTACAAGACTGGCTATTTGCCCCTAACGCCATCAACGGCATGGGACTTAGAATACGTTCAGACGTTATCCATACAGACCAAACCAGATTTTGCAAAAGCATGTATTCGTATACCGTCAAAAGGTAACTATTTACTTGTTATGGGTTCAAGTGTTTGTGAAATATGGTCCAATGTTCCAGGCATACAGACCTACCAAAGAAACGCATCAATCAATATAGACTATGGTGTAGCTTCAGTTTCAACTATTGCGTCTGGCGACGATATGATCGCATGGCTTGGTATTAACGAAAAATCATCACCTGCCATCATGGTAATGAAAGGCGGCCAAGCTAAAGCCATATCAACAGACGGTATTGATTTTTTATTAAGCCGCGTCAACAGGCCCGACCAGTCAACGGCCATGTTCTACAGACAAGACGGCCATGTATTTTACATATTAACTTTTTTTGATGCCAGTGATAACTTTTCTATTATGTATGATTTTAATACAGATAAGTTCTTTGATATTACTGACTGGAATTTCAATTATCATCCAGCTAGGCAGATGGCTTATTTTGGTAATGAAATTTATTTTGTTTCATTAAACCAAGGCAGTTTGATGAGAATCAGTACCGAGCTAACCTCTATTTCAACTGATGTTCAAAATGATTTTGAGATACCAAGAATTAGAAAGTGTGACACTTACAGGTTGCCAGGCAGCGAACGATTTATTGTTAATCAATTTACATTCACAGTAGAAAATGGCGTTGAGCCAGGTGTGGATTTTCAATACGAGTGTGACGGTCATATCATTGGCGAGTCTAGCGGCTTGATGATGTTTTCTGAAGATGACTTACCATTATTAGTTGAGGGCGGTAGTTGTGACATATATCGGCCGAGAATTGATGTTACTTTGTCAAAAAATGGCGGTGAGACTTATGGCAGCGCGGTCCCCTATTTTATGCATGGCACTGGCAACTATAAAAATCAGCCGCGATATAATAAACTAGGTGAAGCGAATCAATTTACTATTCAGATGCGGTTCTGGGGTTTTGGTGCTGTAGTGATAGCCAATGGGAAACTGGAGGTGTATCAATGATTATACCAACGTTTCAAAACATACAGTATGTTGATGAGGATGGTTATTTAACTGCACCAATGCAGCTATATAATGATAACTTGAATAATGTTTTAAGAGGCGGTTTGTCTGATAACGGGTGGACTGTTCCAATAGTAACTTCAGCACAATTGACAGCTATTGAGGCTTTAGAAGGATTTGAAGTCATGCCAGATGGGACGTTATGGCTTGTAAAAGACGAAGCCCCATTGCCTATTGTTAATGAGCTAGTAGTTAAAATTAATGGTGCTTTGCGAAAAGTTACGACCACAGCATATCCATAAGGAAATATAATGGGATTTTTAGACGGACTATTTGGTGGTGGAAAAAACCCTAGAGATGAAGCTAACACTTACTTGAATCAAATACCTGGTGTTGCTCATAATAGTTATGATAGCTATATAGCCGATGGCAAGGATGCTGGTGGTCAAACCAAAACAGCTTATGAAAGCATGATGGCAGATCCACAAGGGTTTATTGATAACCTTATGTCACAGTATAAAGAATCCGATGCTTATAAATATCAAGCCGATAAACTTGGGCAAAACATGAGTAATACCGCTGCTGCTGGAGGCATAGCAGGTACACCACTGGACCAGCAAAACCAAGCCGAGCAAATACAAGGGCTAATGTCTAAAGACCAGCAACAGTACCTTCAAAACGCTTTAGGCCGTTACGACCTTGGCTTGCAAGGTGAGCAAGGCATAGCTGATAAAGGATGGGATGCAACAGGTAAATTAAATGATGATATTACTAACGGCTTAAATCAACAAGCTGGTTTAGCAGCTAATGATGCGCAGCAAAGTAACAAGGACAGTAGCAACGCCTGGAGCATGTTTGGTAAAGCTTTAGGTGCTGGCGCAGGGTTTTTCCTTGGCGGTGGAGTTCCTGGTGCGGTTGCTGGTGCTAAAATTGGCAATAGCGTTTTTAAATAAAGGATGATATGACATGGCTACACAATACACCGATTTTTCAAAAATGCCGTTAATTGATTCTGCTGCTAAGACTATTTTTGAAGATGTTCTGAAAGGCTATAAAATGTCTCAAGAGCCGAAGAAGATGGCTGCCGACCAAAAAAAAACAGACCTGGCAAACCAGTTGTCTCAATTAGTTTTAAACCACAAGCCCGCTGAATTTGCTCAAGGTGATGAAAGAGCAAACCTAGCAAATCAAATTTCTAAACTAAATCTTGCCCATAAGCCCGCTGAATTTGCTCAAGGTGATGAAAAAGCGGATATAGCAAACCAAACAGCTCAACTTGTTTTAGACCACAAGCCCAAAGAAATGAGTTTCGCTGATGCCTTTAAGCAATCTCAGATTGATAAAAACAATAGGCCAGGAACATCCGCAAACACAAAAGCTAATGGAGAACTTGCTAATTTCATTGTAGCTAATCCAGAATCTTCTCCTGAAGAAATAAAAAAAGCGTATGAAGAGATTCATGGCAGAAAAGCCAATAGAACAGATTCAGCCATTGAAAGAACTAAAGTATTAAATGATACCCAGTATGTACGAGGCTTATCGCCTATTACTAAAAAATACAATGAATTATCTGATATACAAGCTGGTAAATTTCCAGGAACAGACAGAAATATTAGCCCACAACAACAATCTGAAATGTCGAGCACGTTACTTTTATCATTAGTTAAAGATTCCACCGATCCAAAAACACGAGAAAAATTAATTAATGCCAACAATATGAATATAACATTAAGTTCAATGGACCCTAAAGCTTTAACTGATTATTCTGGTATTGAAGGTGCAGTGGATAAAATAGGCGATAGTCTTTTAGAAGGTCTAGGCCAAGGATCACCAAGATACCAAGCATATATACAGCAAGTTAATAAAGCCAACTTTGCTGCAAAGCAAATGAGACAATACTTAGGTGATTCCATTCAGCCTACTGCGCAGGGAAAACTTGAGCAGTTAACAAAACCTGAAGCATGGAATGTATCACCAAAAATTGCCAAACAAAATTTTGAATTCATGCGCGACCTTTACAACCGTGAAAGTCAGACATTAGTACGTGCGATAACAGATCCAACGTTGTATCAAAACACTGGTGCAAAAGATAACCCAAACACGAACCAATCATTTACAGTTAAACCACCAGCCATACCATCAACTGTAACTAATTCACAAGAGTTTAAGCAGTGGCTAACAACATTAAGCCCAGCCGAAAGAAACGCGGTACAAGCAAAACATTTAGGGGGTAAATAATGGCATTTAAACCTACTGCTGAAGATTTCGCGATAGATGACACCACTTATAATCCTACTGCTGAAGATTTTGCTGGTGACGATAGTGCTAATTCTGAGCAGCCAGAACAGCCAGAACCAAAAGAAGAAAGGACTGGGTTTAGAGGTCTAGCTGAGGATACGGTTCATCTCTTGGCTAACTCTTTAAAAAGTGGTGCTAGTTTCTTACACGACTTGCCCAGCAATCTTACTAAGCAAGGTGAAAATCTATCAAAGCACCCTTTAACTGGTATTGCTCACTTGGCTGGTCAACTTGGTTCTGGTGTGGCAGAGCTTGGCAAAGGAACTTTAAATTTACCGCACGATATTTTCGCAGAACTTGGTCGTAAAGAATTAACTCCAAAAGCATTAGATAAGTTCATACCACACATTCCTGAAGATACTGGTGTAGAAAAATTATTAGGCACACAGCCAGATGAAAGCAAGGGTGACGCTGGTATACGTGGGATTCCTGCATTAGCTGGATTGACCCATGGTTCTTATAAAGGCTTGAAGTCTGGTTATAACAAATTAATGTCACCAAGTGAAAAAACGTTAATTGAAAATCATATTAACGATGCAATTCACATGGCTAAAAAAGAACACGCTTTTAATACCAGTGAAATAGGCCATCTTAAAGTAAAATTGCGCGAAATGTTTACTAATGAGTTTAAAGAAAGGCTAGGTGATTCAGAACCAATAGGTCAAAAAGAAAGCATTAGGCTTAAAGAAGCTGAAATTGAAAAAAACAAAGCTGATGCAGAATTGCCCCATGAAGAAGTTGGCGAAATACCACCAGAGCCAGATACAAAAACACCCGTGGAAAAAGCGGTTGCTGAATCAAAAGCTGCAAGAAATGAATTAGATGAATCACTTGGTGTTTTAGATAATCCAAGCCTTAAAGCTGGTGCGGCAATTAAGAAAAAAATACTTGAAGTTAAAAATGCAAGTTCTGATTTATATAATAAAGCTCGTGATCACTACAAAGACAAAAAAGTTAAGGTCAACAACTCTAAAGAGATTAAACAGGTTAAAAATGATTTAGAATCAATAAAAGATGCCGATGAATTAGCACCAGGATATGGTTCTGGTACAGCGGCACAAAAGGAACTTGAAACACAGTTAAAGACGTTAGATGGTGAAGAGGTGGCTGCCAGTGATGTTTTTACATTGCAACGCACTTTACATAAGATTGAAAAAGATACCAGAAACAAACAAGATTCTGGTGTTAATGAAATGGAATACAAAAGGCTTGGCGCAGTTGCCGATAGGCTTGAAGGCCATGTAATTTCTTTAACAAAGCAACTTGAATCTGCTGGTAGTAAAGAAGTTCAGGGTATGATTAAAGAGGCCAATCAAGGCTGGAAGGTATACAAGGATTTAACTAGAAAAAACCCAATTGGCAAAGGTGCAATGAAAGGCAATGTACCATCCAACGCTATGATTAAATTAGCTGAAGACCATCCATCAAATGATTTTTTAACTGCATTAACTGAAAAATTTCCAGAAATTAAAAAGAACTTTTTGGCGGCTCATGCTGGCGAGTCAAGCGTTAACAAGCTGACAAGGCCAACAACATTAACAAAAAAATATTTAGAAGAACTGCCTGAAGTTGAGGATAAACTTAATGCTTATAAAGATTCATTACTTGCTGTGAAGCAAGGTGAGGCAACCGCAAAAGAAGTATCAAATAACTTTAAAGAGCTTAAAAAATCTATGACAGAAGCGGCTCAAAGACAACAACGAAAACAAGAAGCGGTGGCTAAAACAGCCAAGCTAAACAAGCAGATTAAGTTTCATGAAGATGCCATACCTAAAGTTGAAGCTAAAATTAAAACAGCCAAAGAATCAGGACAAAAATTAGAAAAACTAAATGACGAGCTGTACATGCACAAGCAAGGCATTAAAGATAAAGGCGGCAAATTAAAAGAATTAGGTAAACTTGCACTAAAAGTTAAAGGCATTGGACTATTGACGAGGTAATTAGTCAAAAAACCAATCAACTATTTCGTCAGCATAGTATAATATTATAAAGCCAAATAATGGCGTAAGGATAGACATATTTCCCCCTGTGTATTAAAAGAGCATTATAGAGGGTTTGTGATTAAAAATCAAGCAAGGAATCAAAATGGCCATAGACCCAAATTATATACCAGCATTTAGCATTGAAGAAGTCATACTTGATAAAGATACTGGTGCGCCATTGTCTGGTGGCTTAGTTTACTTTGAAGAAGATGCTCAACGCACCGTTGCTAAGGCGGTATATCAAATTACAGGAACTTCCCCAAATTACAGCTATATAGAGCTAACAAACCCTATGGTTTTAAGCTCTATTGGGACATTTCAAGACTCAATGGGAAACCCTATTGTCCCTTATTTTTTCCCATATGATGGCAACTTTGATCCAGAACCATACTATGTGAGAGTTGAAAGCTCAGAAGGAGTTCCTCAATTTACACGAGAAGCAGTACCATATATTGCTGCTTCAGGTTCAAGTGAAATAACAAGTGTTATCAATAACGAATTATCTAACCCGCAATTTGCAGTGGTTAATTTTGATACTACAACTGCATCAACGTATGTTTATAATTTTGCCTCTGCTGTTTCTGAAGTTGTTAATATAGCTCCAGATTGGGACCTGATTGTTACATGCCCAACAACAGGCACCGTAACAGTTGAACAAACAAAGCCTATTGGTGCTTTAAACATAATCACAAACCCTGGCACTATCCTTGGCATAACGTCTGCTGGAATTACAGACTTAAAATTACGACAAAGAATAAACGGTAGTGCTAATCTATGGGGCAGTGGAAACCTTGCAGCTAGTTTTGTTGCTAAAACTTTTAGCGGATCATCAGAAACATTAACATTGTCATACAGTCAATCAAATGGTTCGGTAGCTGATCAAGAAATAGTTTCTGCTATTTTAAGCAATGAATACCAATTATTTCCTGGAACGTTTTTAATACCAGCCTCTAACAGTGCCGAAACTTTTCCAGACGCTTATATTGATATATTTTTTGATATACCTCTCAGCATTCAAATAGAAATTACAAGTGTCATGATCGCAGAAACAGGCAGCGTAAGTTTTCCAGAAATAGTCTATGAGCAATCATCATTCCCACGCCAAATTGACCACTTGTATCATGATGCATATCCAATTGTACCAGTTGGCTCAGTTATTGATTATGCAGGTTTTGCAGTCCCCCTACATTATTATTTATGTGATGGTTCTGCTAAAAACCGTATATCAGATTATTTATTGTTTTCAGCCTTAACCACAACAGATGAAGTAACATTAACATCAGGAAATGCGACATTTACAGTAGCAAGTAATAGTCTTTATCATTTAACAATGAATATTGAAGGAAACGGTATTCCTGCGGGCGCAACAGTAACAGCAATTGTAGGCACAACAATTACCATTTCTGCCGCTGCTACAATAACTGGGACATCAACAATAACGTTATTTGCATGGGCTAACGGTGATGGCAGTACAACTTTTAATATTCCAGATTTCAGAGGATATACCACTGCTGGAGCCAATGGAACTTTATTTTATACAGCGGCCCCAGGAGATTTAATAAATGGAGTTGGTGGTGGTGGTGGTGCAAGTAAAGTAACATTAGCAATTGCAGAAATGCCAGCACATACTCACCCAGGAAGTACAGTACAGGCAGGAAATGGCGGTGGCGGTGGCTCACTTCCAACGGCTGCTGATATAGGCGCATCAGGTGTAAATGCTGTAACCGTTGTTTCTCAAGGTAATGGCGTTGCGCATAACAACATACAACCTACTCAGTTAGTTAATAAATGCATTAGATACCAATAAGGAATAACGATGGCTACTCAATATAAATTACAAAAAGACGTAACGGGTTTTAACGGTTTCGGTTTGCCGTTTTGTGACACTAAATTTAGCGCATCACTGGCCGCTACTACAGATACAACTTTAACTGTACCAAGCAGCGGCTCTATTGGCACTGCACTTAATCGCATTAACAAATACTTGGCCATTGTTCAAGTGGAAGCCAACTTGTCTGTTTGGATAGCTATTGATGAAACAGCGGTAGTGCCAGTTGGTGCATCATTCGCATCTGTTGGTTCGGATTTAATTGTAGGAACAGAATACTATGCTGTTGAAGTCAAGTCTGGTCAAGTTTTGCACTTCATTGCACCAACTGCTGGCACTGATATTTTAGTTAAGTTTTATTCATTGCCAGCCAGCTAAATAAAAATTTATTCACAAGGAGTGTGAAATGGCATTAGTACCAGATCAAAAATTTAGTACATT